AAAAGTAAGAAAATGCTAAAAATGCTGTTGTATGATCAGTATGTGGATCATAATAATCTCCATCATGATAATATCTAAGTTTAGTTATATCTTCATCAACAAGAGTGGCACAACGACATGATTGATGAATATCTTCTAAAACATCTAATACACCACTATCAAATATCTTTCTATTTACGGTTAAAATATTTGATACATCTCGATAAAATTTACCATAAACTTCATCTAAAATAATTGCTTTAGCATTAGTTGAATCTACTATCCCACCATAATCCTTTGCTTCAAAGAGTTTCTTTGGTGCAGTATAAAAATCCAACTCTTGCCAGATTAGTTTTAATTCTTTTTCATTATAAAAATTGTTAATAATCATATGAGGGAATGGTCCCTCAGGTACATCAATATAAAGATCCTCAGGCATATCACTCACCCTGTTCATATTGAATCCATCCCCATGATGTAGCAAGATATTTTGGATTCATACCAATAGGAGGATTACCTCTATGGACATGAGTATATCCTGATGGAAAAATTAGAATATCTCCAGCAACTGCTTTTTCTCTTTTATTTTGATATAAAAACTCTGTTTCTCCACCTTCAAAATCATCATTAAGATAAACTTGCATAACAAAGTGTCTCTGAGATGTAGTTACGGATCCATTCTCGAAGTGCCAATTATGAAATCCTCCTCCAGGTTTAATCTTCTTCACCTTCATATCAACTATCAGAAACCTACTTTGTCCAAGAACACTAAATTCTTGCAGATACTCAGAAACACATGGTTGCATGTATTTCATCAATTCTGATCCAATAGTATGTGTATTAACTAGATGTAACTCTTCAATGTCTTGAGTTACATTTGCTGATTCATGATCAACAAAATGAGAGTGTTCTTTTGCACTACCGGCAAGAAAACTATTCTCATGGAGATAATCAATATAACTTATTACTTTTCTACATTCATCCTTTGGTATGACATTTTCATATCGTACAATAAAGTCAGTATTCATAATAAAAACTCAGTTTTTATTATTTATCGGATACCTCCAGAACTCTGTCCACCAATAACACTTCCATTATTGTAGAGATTGTAGTTGCTATTCCTTCTACGGATTGCATCTCCAGGATGACCGCCACTACCTCCACGACCTTCTCTATCACCTCTTCCACTTTCACCATCTGCACCAAATTGTCCTAAAGCACCACCAGATCCACCATTTCCACCTCGCGCCTCATTACGATTATTTGAACCTTCTCCGCCAGCGCCACCACTTAATCTAGATCCAAAGTTGCCATCTTCTCCTTTAGCGTAACTTCTTCGACTATCAGTATTTTGATTAAATGGTCCTCTTCCACCACCACGTCCTTTCTCACCTCTTTGGTATCCTGCACCGCCTCCGCCGCCTCCACCGCCAGCTCTTCTATCATGCCTATCTCTTTGTTCGGCACCGCCGCCGCCACCACCGCCGCCGCCACCACCAGCGATCATTCCACCACTTTTTACATGAACATCACAATTGAAGGCAACACCTAAACCAGTGCTTCCTCTTTTTCCATCTTCACCCCTATCACTATCTTCATTGCCACCTTTACCACCTTTACCACCAGCACCCATAATTCTTCCACTTCCACCAACATCAACTCTCAACTGAGCAACATTATTCCAACCATTTCCTGTTTTAAGAGCAACAATTTCAAGGTCTCCAGCATTATCAGACACAACAGAACCAATGTCTTTATTTACGTGAATATAAACCTTTGCTCCACTACCACGATTTGGTCTACCTCTAAATCCACCAACAACATGAACATTATTTGATTGGTATCTATCATATGCAGTTTGTGGTCTAACTTCATCACCACCATTATAATAATTTACAACAACATTTAGTGACTTACCACGAAAATCACTAAATCTAATTGTTCCACTTCTTGGAATAGTTGCAGAAAGATTGCCGCCAGTGCCGTCATTATCTAGACCTAAAGATCCTAGATCACCAACATTATTTGTAATTCTATAATTCCCTAAAGACCTGCGTCTATTTTGACCAAATTCTCCCTCAATTTGACTAAAGTTTAATTGTCCGCCACTAGGTAATGTCATCAGTGAAGATCCTCCCAAGCGTTTCCTGTGTATATTCTAAGTTTATTAACGTCAGTATTGTAAACTAACGCACCAGTCACAGTTACTAATCCAGATTGTATTGAATTAGTAACCATTGGTGGTAACATAAAGTTATTAGTTGTAATTCCAGCAAGATTATTAAAAGATCTTTGTCCACCCACAGCAGACAAATCTAACAATCCGCGAGGAGCATTAGTTCCAACACCAATAGAATTATGTACTGTTAGATCTCCACCAACAGTAATTATCGATTCATCGTCACAGAAAGTTGTTCCAATACCTACAGCACCGCCAGATTCAATAAGGAATCCCTCTTCCCCACCAGCACTAAAAATAAGATTGTTTGGAGAATCTGGATGTAAACCCGTTCCAGAATCAATAACAATCTCTGCACAAGAAACTGTAGTTCCAACAGATATTCTTGCTACAGTTGAAATACCAGTTCCATTTACATCTCCTGCTAAGTTTCCTGTAAAGGTATTTGCAGAGAGGGTATCTACACTTAATGTGCTGACTTGTAATGATCCATCAATAAAGACATTATTTGTGAAGGTTGCAACTCCCGTAACTTTACTGTCACCAATAACATGTAATGTATGGTCAGGTTGTGTGACACCAATTCCCAATTTTCCACCATAAGTGAGAGTCATCAATCTCTCGGTTGATTTATGATGCCAATAGAAATTACCAGTATTTAATCCAACAATACCTGCTTGTAGGTAGTAATTAATACTTCCATTGCCATAATTTAAGAAATCTAAGGAATATGGATCACTGTATGGAGTTCCAGCAGATCTATCTCCATACCTAATTTGACCATTAGAACCATTGATAGTTTCAGAGGTTCCAATAGTGACTGTTGATTCTCCTAAATCACTCCATAATTGAATTCTTGCGTTTGTAGTGTCAATACCTGCTCTGTTGATAAAGAGGTCATTACCATTAGAAGTTGCGCTATTACCAATCGCTATAGATCCAGTTCTAAAATTTGTTCCAACACCAATAAAAGAACTGACCGTAGCAAGACCAACTGTAAGATCGGCAATATCAACATTTGCTGTGGGTGTAAGTGATGTTGCTGTTGTTGCTGTTCCAGTTAAGTTACCTGTAACATCGCCAGTAAGATTGCCGGTAACATCACCTGTGATACCACCAATAAAACTAGATGCTGCAACTGCATTTGCAGTTAAGATACCTACAATAATGTCTGGTACTCCACTCAAACTTAGTGCTGTTGATGCAGTTCCTGTCAGATTACCTGTAAATCCATTAGTAGCAGTAATTAATCCTGCCTGGACATCTCCATCAAATCTAGTTGCAGTTACTACACCACTTAAAACTATATTATTTGGGATCTTTGAATTTTCTAGTAGAGGAATTCTCTCATTATTTAAAGTTCCATAAGCAATATTATTTGCATTTATTTCTGTAAGTAGAGAACCAATACCTACAAATGCTGTTGCAGTTACAATACCTGTAGCTAAAATCTCACCCGTAGTAGTAAATCCAACACCAGAAGTAAATCCAACTACAGAGGTATCATTACTTCCACCAATTTGGAATCTAAATCGTGGATCTGTGGTTCCCACACCAACATTTCCTTCATTGTAGATACTTGTGAATCCAAGACCCACATCAATATCTTTCCACTGTGAAGTGGGCATTCCTTGAAGGAATCTAGCATCACCATAATATGTGACAATACCAGAACCAGTAGCAGTTACAATTCCACTACCGATTGTAACTCCAGAACCAACAATAAAGTCGGTAAAAGTTACGTTAGGTGTTGTTAAAGAATCTCTTACCTCTACTGTTTGAGCAAATAGAGATGGTGATGTAGAAAATCCAGTTGCACTTATATTTCCTCGTACATCCAGATTTTGAGTAGGAACTGTGGTTCCAATTCCGACTAGACCGGTAGGACTTACAACTAAATTGTCATTGTCAACTTGTACACCATTACGAAAATTAAATTGCTTGTTATAATTCGCCATCTCTGGATGCTTTTCTAGTTATTTAGTCTCTCTTCAAGATTAGAAACCTTATCGGAGAGTTCCTTAATTGCTTCAATCAGAAGTGGGACAATCTTTTCATATTGAACAGTCAAATATTCATCATTAAATGGTGCAGGAGCAACTGCTTCTGGAAGAACTTTTTCAACTTCCTGTGCAGAAACACCAACAAATCGCTTAGTAGGATTAAATTGACCTCCTTGCTGACCTGCCCACTCGGTCCAATTATATGTAAATCCACTGAGAGCATTTACTTTTTCGAGTGCATTAGAAATACCAACCTTATTAGTCTTCAGACGATCATCAGATGCAAATGCAACAATATCACCAGTAACAATTAACTTAGATTCACTATTTTTAAATCTAATCTGCAGATCTCTACGTACCTTAGTAAATGTACCAGTGTCGGAAGCTCCGGGTATCTCAGACTCTAGCGTGTCAACCATCAATAATGCTTTTTCATCTGTACCGGTAGATCTTGCAGAAGCGTAAATTTCTAATTCAACTGCTTTATCAGCGGTGCCAGTAAAATTATTTGCATTAACAGTATCACTAGTGATTTGAACAGTGTTACCAGCAAACTTAGCGGTTCCATCAACATCAAGATCTCCACTCGATTCAATGTCACCAACCTTTAACTTACCAAATATCTCTGCACCACTACCTGTGGTTTCAATTCTTTTCGTACCAGAATCGTAGAGTGCTACGCTACCACCATTATTGGCAGTAATAAGATCGCTGCTCTCATCTTTATTCTTGACCTCAAACTGGTTAGTTAAGAAAATTTGAGCACCATTTTCTGCATCTTTGAAATAAGTACGAGGATTACTGGGGTCACGGTAAATTACAAACTCGTTACTATCGCCAAATTTTATTTTATTATCACTAGTTATCAAAAGGTTATTGCTAACCTTTACCTGTCCTCTCAAGAATGTTTGTTCATCAACCTGCAGGTTACCACCAGCAATCTCTACACCATTTTGATCAATTTTTAAACCATTACCAAAATAACCCTTTCCACAAACATATAGTTCCTTGCCAATTGCAACACCACCTTTAACTCTCAGTGCAGCATTTGCATCATCGCAAGAATTTGCGTTAGTAGTATTTTGGAAGTCAACTCTACCAGTTGAAGAAACTCTTAAATCATTATTGAGAACAAATTTCTTGTTCATTCTTACATCACCGTTGAAGGTGATGGGACCATCAAACTGTGAAAGAATTTGCTTGGACTTGCCACCCTC